CAGGCGGTAGCGGAATCGTAATAATAAGGTACAAGTATCAGTAATGGCCAGCAATGTTAAAGTTGACAAGATAACTCCAACTACTAATTGCGGAACAGTTACATTAGGAGATAGCGGAGATACAATAAGCATTCCAAGCGGTGCATCATTAAGTATTGGTGGATCAGTTTCAGGAATTGATGGAATTGTAAACTGGGATACCACAGCTAAAACATCAGGATTTACTGCAGTCGCAGGCACAGGATATTTTGTAAATACAACAAGCGCAGCAATCACAGTTACATTACCAGCAAGTCCAACAGCTGGAGATTTAGTTGCCGTTAAAGATTATGCTTTCACAGCAGATACAAACAATATTACATTAGCAAGAAACGGATCAAACATTCAAGGTACAGCAAACGATTTTTTAATTAGCACCGAAGGAAGATCAGTCACATTAATTTATGTAGATGCAACACAAGGTTGGTTGTTAACTGGTGCTTCTCAAAAAACAGATATTATTACACCACAATACGTAACAGCTACTGGCGGTACAATCACAACTTGCGGAGATTTTAAAGTTCATACTTTCACAAGTCCAGGAACATTTTGTGTTTCATGCGCTGGTAATAGTGATGGATCTAATTCAGTTGATTATTTTGTAGTAGCTGGAGGAGGAGGCGGTGGAGCTGGTGGTCCAGGAAGTTCTATTCCAGGTGCTGGAGGGGGTGCTGGTGGATTTAGAGTATCTAATTCAACTTGTATGCCTGCACCAACAACTTCACCTTTAGCAAATCCTACAGGTTTACCTGTTTCAGTTACTGCTTATCCAATAACAGTTGGTGGCGGAGGAGCTGCAGGTATAGGAACAGTTCCTAGAGTTCCAGGAATAAACGGTTCAAATTCAGTTTTTTCAACAATCACTTCAGCAGGTGGAGGTGGTGGAGGAACAAGAGATAATTCACCAGAAACAGGTTTAGCAGGTGGATCAGGTGGTGGATCAGCAGGTACTTGTAATGTTACAGGTGCTGCAGGTAATACACCTCCAGTATCACCGCCTCAAGGAAATCCAGGAGGAAGATCTGCTACTTCTCCAGGAGTTGGTAAAATGTCAGCTGGTGGTGGAGGTGCAGGTGCTGCAGGTGGGGAGGGAACTCCTGGACCATCATTAGGTGGAGTAGGTTCTTTTGTAGTACAATCTGGTTTTGCGGGTTGTAATGGTACACCAGGCCCAGTCGGTTCAACAAAATATTTTTCAGGTGGTGGTGGAGTAGGAGCAAGCCCAACATATTCAAGCACCGCAGGTGGAGCAGGTGGTGGTGGACCAGGTGGAACCCCTAGTACAGCGGGTACAGCAGGTACTACCAATACAGGTGGTGGTGGTGGAGCGGGTTCAGCTAGTAATGGACCTGCAATTGCAGGAGCAGGTGGATCAGGTATTGTAATCATACGTTACAAGTATCAATAATGGAGACCAATGAGTGAATTTAAAACTGACAAAATTAAACCTGTTGATGCAGGATCAACAACAACACTTGGTGAAAGTGGTGACACGATTGCTACAAGTTCAGGGACTACATTAGATATTCAAGGTACCTATTCAGGTATCAATGCAATTAGTTGGGACACCACAGCAAAGACAGCTTCATTTACAGCAGAAACAAACAAAGGATATTTCATCAATACCACTTCAGGTGAAGTTACAATTACTTTACCCGCAACTCCAGTTGCAGGAAGCTTTATTGGTATTAAAGATTATGCACTAACAGCTCAAACCAATAATATTTTAATTGCTCCAAATGGAAATAAAATTCAAGGAACTACAGATACTTATAGAATTAATACACAAGGCGGTTCAGCTAATTTAGTTTATGTAGACTCGACTCAAGGATGGTTAACTTTTGATGCCGCACAAGCAAGTGATATTGCTCAAGTTGCTTTATTTACTACTGCAACAGGAGGTACCGTAACTACATGTGGTGATTTTAAAATTCATACCTTTACTAGCCCTGGAACTTTTTGTGTATCACAAATAGGAAATTCACCAACTAATCCTTTAGGTGGACCAAGTAATGTAGACTATTTAGTTATAGCAGGTGGTGGAGGTGGAGGTGGAAAAATTAATAACGGTGTTGGAGGAGGTGGTGCTGGTGGTTATCGTACAACTTTTCCAAGTCCTGGTTGTAATGCTGGTTCATTTCCAGTTTCTGTAACTTCATTTCCAATTACGGTTGGTGGTGGCGGAGCAGGTGGATCGGGACCTTCGGCGGGACCTACTTGTAGAGGATCCAATGGTTCAGATTCAGTTTTTAGTACAATCACTTCAACAGGAGGAGGGTTTGGTGGAGATGGTAATGAAATATCTCCTTGTAGAAATGGAGGACCAGGTGGTTCTGGAGGAGGCGCTGGTAGATTAGGAACAGCAGGTTCAGGTAATACACCCCCTGTAAGTCCTTCTCAAGGAAATAATGGTGGAGCTGGTATAGATGCCAGTGATGGTGCTGGTGGCGGTGGAGCAGGTGGAGCAGGTGCTCAAGGAGTTGCTAATACTAATGGTGGTGCTGGTGGAGCAGGATCATGTTCTAGTATTGATGGATCAAGCACAGGTAGATCTGGTGGCGGCGGTGGCGGAGCTTCAAATGGAGCTACAGGTGGGACAGCTTCTGATGGCGGTGGTGCTGGAGGATCTAGTCCAGCGAATGATGGAACCGCAGGAACAGCTAACACTGGAGGTGGTGGAGGCGGTGCTGCTCAAAACGCTCCTTCTTCAGGTAGTGGAGGTTCAGGAATCGTTATTATTAGGTATAGATACCAATAAAAAAATAGTTTATAAGGAGATATTATGAGTGAAGTTAAAGTTAACAAAATTACCCCGACAGCAGCATGTGGCACCGTTACACTCGGAGATAGTGGCGATACATTAAGTATACCATGTGGTGTAACTTTATCTAACGCAGGATCAATTACAAATTCAGGAACAATCACAAACACTGGAACAATATCTGGTGGAACAATAACAGGTACCATTGATAACCAAGTCAATTGGGACACCACAGCTAAAACTGCAGGATTTACAGCCGTAGCTGGAAACGGATATTTCGTTAACACCACATCAGGTGCAATTACAGTCACATTACCAGCAAGTCCTAGTGCAGGTGATTTAGTCGGAATTAAAGATTATGCCAACACGGCAGATACAAACGCAATAACAATTGCAAGAAATGGTGAGAATATTCAAGGAACAGCAAATGATTTTACAATTTCAACAGAAGGTTTATCAATACTTTTAATTTATGTAGACGGAACTCAAGGTTGGGTTTCAACAGGTGCAGCGAAAGCATCGGATATAGCTGAACAAGCTTTATTTATCACAGCAACAGGCGGATGTGTTTCTTGTTGCGGAGATTATAAAATTCACACTTTTACTGGACCTGGAACTTTTACAGTTACATGCGCAGGTAATCCTTTAGGTTCAACAACAGTTGATTATTTAGTGGTTGCAGGTGGTGGAGCTGGTGGAGGTGGCTCTGGTGGATCTGGAGCAGGAGCAGGAGGTTACAGAGAATCTTCAGGTGCTGCATCAGGTTGTTATTCAGCATCTCCTTTAGGAGCATGTGTTAGTGCTTTACCTGTTACAGCAACAGGTTATCCAATCACAGTGGGTGCAGGAGGAACAGGTGTTAATGCTGGAGGAACTGCGGCACCACCAGGTTCAGATTCAACTTTTTCAACTATTACCTCAGCGGGTGGGGCAAGAGGAGTCGGTGAACAAAATAACGGAAGCACAGGAGGTTCAGGAGGTGGTGCAGGACATCACGGAGGTGCTGGTGTCCCGTATTCTGGTGGAGCAGGAAATACTCCGCCTGTAGCTCCCCCTCAAGGACAAAGTGGTGGAGGATCTTCTCCATGTGGACCAACTAACAGAAAAGCTGGTGGCGGCGGTGGAGCTGGTGCTACTGGTTCAACTAGTCCTACAGGTAATGGGGGTAACGGTGTAACTTCTTCCATAACAGCATCGCCTGTAACAAGAGCAGGTGGCGGTGGAGGTGGTGGAGAGTCCGCTTCTCCTGGTAATCTTCCAAGACAAGGTTCAGGTGGATCAGGTGGAGGAGGAAATAGTGGCCCTGTTTCTGGAGGAGTAGGAGCAAACGGAACAGCTAATACTGGAAGCGGTGGTGGAGGAAGTGTTAGAGCTCCTCAACCTGCAACCACTACATACGCAGGTGGAAATGGTGGTGGAGGAATCGTTATAATCCGTTACAAGTATCAGTAATGAGTGAAATTAAGACAAATAAAATTAGTCCAAGAAAAGGGACAACTCAAACTATCGGAGATAGTGGAGATACTATTTCTATACCTTGTGGTGTAACCACAACCAACGCAGGTACAATTTCTACAGCAGGAATAACAGGTGGAACTATTGATAATCAAGGAACGATTACAGGATTAGCTGGAGTTATTGAATGGGACACAACTGCAAAGACAACAGCATTCACAGCAGTTTCTAATAAAGGATATTTTTGTAATACAACAAGTGCAGCATTTACTGTAACATTTCCAGCATCACCAACAGCTGGTGATGTCATTGCTTTAAAAGATTATGCCAATACATTTGATACTAATAATTTAACAATAGATGCAAACGGAAATAAAATTCAAGGTTCGACAACAAATTTTGATATTACTGTAGAAGGAGCCAATTCACAATTCATCTACGTCGACGCAACGCGTGGCTGGGTTCTTACAGATGCTTCAAAGGCGAGTGATATTGCTCAAGTTGCTTTATTTACTACTGCAACAGGTGGAACCATTACAACATGTGGCGATTACAAAATTCATACTTTTACAAGTCCTGGTACATTTTGTGTATCACAAATAGGAAATGAACCAACCAATCCAGCAGGAGGACCAAGTGATGTTGATTATATGGTTGTCGCTGGTGGAGGTGGAGCAAGTTTAATTGCTGCAGGAGGAGCAGGTGGATTTAGAGAATCTTCTGGTGCGTCTTCTGGTTGTTATAGTACTTCTCCATTAGGAAACTGTGTTTCTGCATTACCTATTAGTGCTACAGCTTACCCAATTACAGTTGGAGGAGGTGGTACAGGAACAAATGGAGGTACTAGTTCAACTTCAGGATCAAATTCGGTTTTTTCAACAATTACATCTACAGGCGGCGGTGGAGTCGAAAATCAACCTACTGCTCCTTTTGGTGTTCCAGGACTAAGAATTAAACAAGGTTTACCAGGTGGTTCAGGTGGTGGAGTCGGTGTTTTTTTAAATATCGTTCCTACAAGATCTGGTGGATCAGGTAATACACCACCAGTCAGTCCTCCACAAGGCAACAATGGTGGATCAGGACCAGGTCCAAGTCCTTCAGGAGGAACTGGAGGTGGATCAGGTGGTGGTGGAGCAACAGCTGCAGGGACAGCAACAAGTGGTCCATATGTAGGACCAGGAAGAGCTGGTGGTGCAGGAGCTACAACGTCAATTTCAGGTTCATCAACTGCTTATGCAGGTGGTGGCGGAGGTGGTGGAAGAAATGATGATCAACCAGGATCAGGAACTCAACCAGGTGGGTCTGGAGGAACAGGTGGTGGAGGACCAGGAGGACAAGCAAGACCTACAACTGCTGGAACAGCAGGCACTGTTAATACAGGTGGTGGTGGAGGAGGTGGTGGGTCTTCGGACCCGTCTCAACAAACGGGTGGTTCTGGAGGATCAGGAATTGTTATTATTAGATATAAATATCAATAATAAATGTGTATTTACAAACTTTAACAAATAACATATAAGGAGAAACATTATGGCACATTTTGCAAAACTAGGAGCAAACGGAAAAGTGATTCAAGTCTTAACCTTGAATAATTCTGATATGCTTAACGCTGATGGTGTACAAGATGAAGCAGTAGGTCAACAATATTTAGAACAACACAATAACTGGCCTGCACAAATGTGGATTCAAACATCTTACAATACAAGAGGCGGCAAACATTATGACGCTGACGGTAATGAATCAGCAGATCAATCAAAAGCATTAAGAGGAAACTATGCAGGGATTGGTTATACTTGGGATGAAGATAATGAAATCTTCTGGCCTAAAAAACCACATGCATCTTGGAGTAAAAATACTACAACAGCTTCTTGGGATGCGCCTATTACTTACCCATCAGTAACTAATGATGGTGCAGATCCTGTCGTATGGAACTGGTCAATTACATGGAATGAAACTGCTTACCAAGCTGATAATACAAAAGGCTGGGAAGGCACAAAAAGAAATGTAGATGGAACAGACCATTCAGACACAGCAACTTATGACTGGAATGGATCTAGCTGGGTCGCACAAGCCTAATACTTGACATCTTTTTAATATAATATTACATACTCTCAGGTATGCACAAGAAAGTATTGTCAGAAATAGCATTGTATCACGGCACGATTGATATGCCAAAAGATTGGGATATTGATAGAGAGAAACTTGCGCAAGATATTTTAACATCAAATTTATTTGGTAAAGAATTTCCATTCTCTAAAAAATGGGACATGCTCAATACTTACATGAGAGATCATATTAATTTAGAATATGGTTTTCAGTTGGTTAACAAAAAAACATGGGGAAATATTTATAAACCTAAAGAAGCTTCACTACCTTTAAAACAAGTTGATCCCGTGGATTTAAGAAATTCACCTGACTTTGTATTTTTATATGGAGTTAAACTTGCAAAAGATTCTTGTTTTGTAAGAATTCATTTTGATGATAATAGAAGAGCAGGAAGATCTTGGGATATACCCATAAACAATAATACCTTTGTCATGTTTCCAGCTACACAAATGTATTACATCTCACCAAATACAAGTGACGAATTAAACTTTATACAAACGATTACTTATGAATTTATCTAATTATTACTGGGCTTTTAAGTCTGCATTACCTGCAAGACTATGTGATGACATCATTAAATACGCATTATCTAAAGATGAAACCATGGCACGAACTGGTGGATTTGGTGACAAAGAATTATCAGAAGATCAAGTTTTAAATATGCAAAGAAAAAGAAAATCAGATTTAGTCTGGCTCAATGATACTTGGATTTATAAAGAAATTCATCCTTATGTCCATCAAGCTAATAAAAATGCAGGTTGGAATTTTGATTGGATAAGATCAGAATCATGTCAATTTACAAAATATAAATTGAATCAATATTATGATTGGCATTGTGATTCATGGGATGTGCCTTATAATAAACCTGATTCTCCTGAACATGGAATGATTAGAAAGCTTTCTGTAACTTGTCAGTTAACTGACGGTTCTGAATACACTGGTGGTGAGCTTCAATTTGATACGAGGTCTTATGATCCTCATATGAGAGATGAAGATAAACACGTCATCACCTCAAAAGAAATATTACCCAAAGGATCCATTGTGGTATTTCCTTCTTTTGTATGGCATCGTGTTCAACCCGTAACGAGAGGAACTAGATATTCATTGGTTATATGGAACCTTGGGTATCCATTTAGGTAGGTATGCAAATATTAGAATATTTTAAAACACCCATATGGATTGAGGAGAAACCTGAATTCAT